TTGGCCTTGAGGTACTTTTCAAAATCAATTTCGTCAGGCTTAACGATTCGGATACGTCTCGCTTCGTCTAATTCCTGCGCCCGTTTTTGTATATCAGACATTTGCATATCTCATTGCCTCTTCAATTCGCTGATAGGATAAATTTAATCGCTCTCGGTCGGTTTCGCTCAACTTTTTTCCATTGCTGAGGTCGTAGGCACATATCACCACCACCAATGCCTCGAACGAGATGATTCGCATCAGGTCGCTGGCGTAAAACGCTGGCTTCATGCTCTTCTTACCCTCGACTGGGTACTCGCGGCGCTTGTCGTCTGGCGGGAACAGGTCGGTCATGTCCAAGCCAAGCGACTGCACCACAGTTAAGGTCTCACAGCCCGCAAAGCAGTGGAGTAGGACTCGCCCATCTTCTGTCTCACGAATGGCAAGCGATGGCCCTTTGTCGTTGTGGGCAGGACAGCAGGCAGTCCAAGAGCCATTTCGGCCCTTAACTTTTGTCAGCATCCCCAACATACGCTCGACAGGGGTCATATCACCCTCCTGACAGTCGTAACCGAATCGGTTCCTACATCATCTTCCCAACGCCTTTGGTTGATAAACGTAAGCGGCGCTGGCTCAAACCCCGAAACCCACTGCTCAGAGGCCTTTAAACGGGTCACCGCTGCATTTATTTCGTCGGTTAAGGGGTCTAGTGCTTGACGATCCCATTTTGCTCTACAGGCCGTTTTAGCGACTTTGCGTTTTGAGTTGGGCCAGTTGTTCCAAAATTCTTCAAATCGCGATGTTGTCGGTGTAACCGACGAAATGGTATTTGTATTTCTTTTTCTGTTTCTGTTAGGGTTTGTGTTCGCTTTCGATTCGGTTTCCGTTTCGGTTTTTGGCGGCCTCCCGCCTCGCTTGCCAAGCTGTCGGTTGTTTTCGACTTGGTGGTTATATCTAGCTATTTCGACATGACAACGATGGTTGTAATAGCCCTTTTCGGTATGTTCAAAAAACTCACCCAAAACCGATTCGGTTATGTCCAAATCCAAGCGGATTTTTCTAGAAACCGATTCGGTATCGAGTGGGATTTCCTTGCCGCTCATGTAGTACAGGTCAAGCAGGCGTCTGTACGCTAAATCCTCAGCATCTGACAGGTGAACTGTGTGCGTGAGGTAATCTCCGATGTGAAATTTGTACCATATCATTTCGCTGTCTTTCCAAAAATATCGGGCCTTAAATCAGCCCTCTTCACTTTCCTGCCTGTAAGCGACTCAATGTCGCGTGCTAATTCGGGACTAGGCAGTTGTCGTCCCGTACAAATCAATGAAAACCATGTCTTGCTGATGTTCAATTTGCGGGCCATCGCTATCTTGGCCCCCCTTGGTTTGTCCTGAAAATACTCTTGAAGTGTCATTAGGTTCCTTTCTTTGGTTAAGCGGATGTTACACCATAAAAAAATATTGTGCAACACCAGATTAAACATGATACACTAGGCTCGGTTTAACTCGAAAGCGAACCATGAATCACGAAAGTGAAATGCACCAGCTTTGGCTGGAAAGAATGCAAATGCTTGAGGAGGCTCTGCAAAGGGCTGAGGCAGGCGTTGCTACCGAGGGCGACTGGAACATCATCCGCAGTGAATGCGGGATGCCCAAGCGCCCAATTTTGACCTTAGAAACCTTTTCAATCAGGAGCGAATAATGGCTTTAATAGCGAAAGAAAACGGCGGCGGTGACTTTACCCCTGTTCCGCAGGGGATGCATCTTGCACGGTGCTATCGAATTGTTGACTTGGGAACCCAAGAAACAACTTACCTTGGGGCGATCAAGCACTTGCCCAAAGTGATGTTGCAGTTTGAGGTACACGGCGAAGATGAGGATGGCAACGCCATCGTGACAGCTAAGGGCGAACCCATGTCTATCAGCAAGAATTTCACACTCTCGCTGGCGGAGAAGGCCACCTTGCGCAAAGACCTGCAAACGTGGCGTGGGCGCGAGTTCACGGCTGACGAGTTGCGCGGATTTGAACTCAAAAACGTGTTGGGCGCATGGGGAATGATTTCGGTCATCAAGGCTATGGGCAACAACAACAAGGAGTACACCAACATTGCTGCCATCATGTCTGTGCCGCAGGCGGTCAAGAAGGCTGGTATGCCACAGCACCACAACGACCTAAAAATGTTTTCCATTGAAGAGCCTGACATGGCGCTGTTTGACAGCTTCAGCAACGGCCTCAAGGAGAAAATTAGCAAGTCCCCTGAGTGGCAAGCGCGAGGCAACAAAAGAGTGACCTCTAATTCATCTGGTGGCTCAGGCTTTGACGATATGGATGATGACATCCCCTTCTGATGTCAAAAAGAATTGACCTTAGCGAAGCTGAATTGCTTATCTGTAGGAATCTTGGCGTGATGCGCCGCTCAACAGCAATGCACAAAGTCACAGACCAACAGATGGGCAATCAAGACACTTGGGCAATAGACATTGATGGGATGGTCGGAGAGTTTTGCGTGGCGAAGTTTCTCAATCTTTGCCCCGATTTGACAATCGGGATTAGGAAGGGAGGCGCTGACCTTGTGACACACGACGGCAAGACCATTGATGTCAAAACGACAAGACACAAAGACGGTCGGTTGCTTGCAACTTTGAAGAAAATAGAGTCTCAATGCGACCGCTACGTCTTAGCAATTGTCGATGATTTTGGCGCAACTGTTGTCGGCTGGGCGTCCAAGGAAAAACTGTTCAAGGATGCAAACAAGACAAACTTAGGACACGGCGTTGGGTACGCAATGACCCAACAGCAACTTAACAAATTTAAATAGGAAAAATCATGGCTACTACAACTCGAATCTACATTGTTGGCGCACTGGATGGCTCTATACGCTTAGTCCGCGCACAAACCCCGCATCAGGCAATTAGCCATGCTGCAAACTTGCAATTTACCGTCCGCGTACCCACGCAGGATGAGTTGATTGAAGCAATCAGCAAAGGCATCGTTGTAGAGGGATACAAAGACGCTAACCAAGCGCAGCTTGACTTGGGAGACGCTGAGTGACCATCACTACCCCAGCAATACGCGCCAGCGAGTCCAATCATTGGTACACCCGCGATGGCGCACCGCAGTACACCGTACCTTCCAAAAAGGATGGATCGCCACGCAACACTACCTTGCGCGATGCGCGAACCATGAACTTGGTTCCTAGTGTCACTACAATCTTGAACGTCGCGGCAAAACCCGCCTTGACTGCGTGGCTACAACAGCAAGTTTTGCTTGCCGCGCTTACCCTTCCCCGTCGCACTGATGAGCCTGAAAAGGAATACATCGACCGAATCATCAATGATTCCAAAGAGCAGGGCCGTTCGGCGGCAGACGCGGGAACTGACATCCACGCATCTATTCAAGGATACTATGAAGGTTATTCAACAGGAAAACACAACGAGAGTGTTAAAGCCTGCGTCTACGCAATCGACAATTGGGTCGGGCCACGAACATGGATTAGCGAACGATCCTTTGCACATGAGGCGGGCTTTGGGGGCAAATGCGACCTCTATTGTGAAACTGACGGCGGCTTTGTGGCTGACATCAAAACCAAAGAGTTCACCGACTCCGCAAAGGTTGATGCATACGACGAGCATCTCATGCAACTCTCGGCTTACCGAGTTGGTCTAGGCGTTCCCAAGGCACGCTGTGCCAACGTCTTTGTCTCCCGCAACGTCCCCGGCCTCGTCGTGGTAAAGGAGTGGAGTGCCGAAGACCTCAATCGCGGCTGGGAGATGTTCGTGCATTTACTGCATTTTTGGCAATTGAAAAACTCACACAAGTAAGGAGCAGAAAATGTTGAGCGAAGAAACCATTAAGCAAATCTTCTTTCAAAGCGACAAACCTCGCAAAGATGCGTTGATTGCGGACGAGGTAGACATAGTGCAGTTTTCGCATAACCTTGAGTCATATGTGGCTGTAGAGTATGCCCGCAAGGAACACGCTCGGTGCGTGGAGATTGTGAGCCACATGAACCCAGAAGTGGCTAAGGCATTGGAAACCCAACGACCGAAATAATTATGAACATCGAACTCATCAGACACCTTGCAAAAGAGTATGACAAAGGGAGTCGTGACCCAGAAGCAATTCTGGCAAACGCTTGCTTAGAGGCTTATGAAAGAGGGTTTGATGATGGGTCGCATGATGCCGAAGAGCGCATTGCGCAGACCCAAATGCTTTTGATGTTCACTGCTGGAAATGCTTAAAAAAAGCCCCCCGTGAGGGGGGCTAATAGGAGAGTGGCAACTACTCCTAACGCAAAATTTTTTACTGCTTTTCTTGTGGATTTTCTTTGAACAATTGTTTGCCAAGGTCGTAGCCATATGTACCAAGCATTCCCAGCGCACCTAAGCCCTTTGCCTTGGTCAACAGTTTACCAGCGGGGGGAAGCACCGCTAGGCCAGCAGAACCCGCCTGTAGGGCCTTTAAAACAGCTTCGCTGGTGTCTCCTGCCTTAGCCCGCTCCAGCGCCTCTTGATAACTCATCAGGCCAGCCGTGCCAGCCAGACCGCCAATAAGAGTTCTGCCAGTCGGGCCAATTTTGGAGGAGCCAACGCCAGCACGCTCAAGGACTCGACCAGCAGCGTTGGGTTGTTCTTGCGCACGGGCCAGCCGACGACGAGCAATCTCAGCATCGGCCTCGGCCTTAGTCAATGCCCGCTGTAAGGGGGCCGCCTGCCTAACTTGGCTTGCCAGTGCATTGTGTTGTTGACCAGCCCGCACACGGGCCTCGCGCAAACGCTCTATCTCGGCTTCGTGGGCTGCACGCTGCTGCTCAAGTTGATAAGCCTGCACGTCTTGCCGAATGCGGGCTTGCTCAGCCCTGTTGTTTATCTCATCTTGGTTTGCTTGGTTCTGGCGTTCAATGTCAGCTTGACGCTCGGCAACCGTAGTAGGAGGTAGTTGCAACTGCACCCCGCCCTCGGTGGTTACCAGTCCGTAATCTCCAGCGCCAAGCTGTTTAATTTTTTCAAGGTTTTGCAGGTCTTTATCAATCAAAGCCTTGCCGCCTGTTGGGCTGTCTTTGGTTTTGTCGGTGACCATGTCTAGCACAGCCTCTGGCATTTGATGCTGTTGACCAGCCTCCGCAATTGTCCAGTTCCTTACGCCAGAGTCGCCTTCAACTTTGGGGCCGCTTGCTCGACCAGCGCGACCAGCTTGCTGGGGTGGCAAAGAAATTTCGGGAACGTCAATCGTGGGCGCGGCTCTAGGGAGTGACCTCAACCGCTCTTGAGCAAGCCTTAGCTCGTTTTTTAAATTATCAAGCTGCGATTGACTTTCCCTGTAGGCGTCCTCCAGACCCGGATCGCCTTGACGTCGTAGATTCTCACGGGCCAAGTCCAGCTTGTCTTGTGCTGCTGCGTGCGCCTCAGTCGCCTTTCCCGTATCAACCTTTGGAGAAATTTGTGGGTCGGTGAGCATGGGGGCCAACAAATTCAACCCCGCACCAGCAATGCCTGCGCCTATGGGGCTAATCTCGTTGGCGGTATCGCTGGCCCTCTCAAGCATGGTCTTTGGCGCGGGAGGCTCTAATTTCTTCTTTGCCGCCGCAGCCTCTTCTTCGGCTTTTAACTTTGATGCCTCGGACTCGTAACCAGCAAAAGGATTTTGTTTAGTTGGTTCAATTAAGCCAGACTCGTCTTCGCTATCAAGGTTGAAGTTATTGGAGATGCGCAACAAATATTTTTGCGTCTCATTTGGCAAAGATGTAATAGCGGCGTCTGGGTTTTTTTCGTATGTTTCCAAAAAAGTTTTAACAGCCTTGGGGTTGGCGTTGTACAAAGCCGCAGCATTGCGCGGTTTTTTGTACTGGCTCAGCAGGTCTTTAAGAATAAAAACGCCACCCTTGATGTTGCTGTCTTCATCATCAGGGTCAATGTCAAGATTGAATTTTTTGTTGTACAGGTCTACCGTATCGGGCATCATTTGCATGAGACCCCTAGCGCCAGCAGGAGAAGTTAGAACGCCGTTTTTCCCATAGTGCGAGAACTTTCCGCCAGTCTCAGCCTCAGCAATTGCAATTGCAAATTCAGGATTCACGCCTTGGCGCTCTGCCTCTGTGGCAATCTTAATTACCGTGTTTTGCTGGTCTTGCGACAAAGACTTAAATTTTTTCTCATCCATGATTATTGGTTCCCGCTCTGTAGACGTTTCAATCTTTGGGACAAAGTCTCGCCTGCGGGAGCCGCCGCAGGTTTAGCAGCCGCTGGGGCCGCAGCAGCCGCAGGTTTAGCGGCAGGGGCAGCAGGGGCAGGTGCGGCGGGCGCAGGGGCGGCAGGGGCGGCAGGGGCAGAAGAAGCTGCTGCTCTTGGCTTTGAAGATAGCAAGTCCAAGTTCTCCTCGCGGACGCGGTCAAGCGTTGAGCGATAGTTTTCTTTAAGGTCTTTATATTGGCTGTCACCCATAAAATCGTTGTAGCTGTAGCCGGGCGTTTTGCTTTTTTGAACCCACAACTTGTGCCGCTCCTCATCAAAGGTGCTTTGCAAAATCAAGGCTTCGGATTTCAAAACAATAGCGCGAGCGCTATCGGAAGGCAGCGCATAGATTGAACCAAGAAGTTTGGTCTCGTAATCGGAGGTGGAGCCTTCGCCCGGCGTTCTATTAAGTTGTCGACCATTGGTCTGCAATTGCGCGTTCTTTTGCATGAACATCTGCAACGCAGTCATATCATCGGTCGAAAGTTTGTATTGAAGGATTGTTGCGGCAGGCAAGTTGATGTTGAAGTTGCCAGCATTGACGCCTTCCTGAACAGCACGCGCAACCGCGTTTCCAAGGCCGGGGCGGTTCAAAATTTCAAACACAGCAGGATTGTTTTTAGCATAGCCAATCATGTCCTTAGCGATGTTGGTATTACCAAAAGCCACGTCAGCCGCATTTGCCAGTTTGGCAGCTTTTGCCGCAGACGATTTTGCGTTCTCTTTTTCTGTTTCTTCTCGCCCAGCCTGCTGAACCAAAATAGGTGATTTTTCTCTGGCGATGTCCACCTGTTCTTTGACTTTGAATGGAACGCCTTGTCTAAGAATCTCAATGTCTCTTTTAACTGCCGACGCATCTCTTCCTTCGGCAATAGCAATTTCTTCAGCTATTTTTATCGTAGACAGTTTTTGCGCCTCTCTTATTTTGCCCGGCTCAAGGCCTTCCTGCTCTAAAACTTTTAATTCAGCGTTTAATTCTGCTGCATTTTTTGCAATTAGTTTTCCGTAATCTTCGTCGGAAAGTGGTTTTGCTCCCGCTTTTTTTGTTAAATCCGAAAGAGCGCGGCCTTGCTCGTTCTCCAGCCAGCCCATTTGGGCATAATACTGATTCATCTTCAGTGGGTCGCCGCCAGTCTTTTTGAGGGCGTCCCTGTACTCGTTGTACTCGTTGTTGGTAATCTCTCGCTCAGTTCGCAATCCAACGGGCGTGACTTTTCGAGTTTTCTGTTCTCTTTCCGCTATTTGGTTTTTCAGAGTTCTTTCTTTAATATCTATATTTTGGTCTTCTTGCTGACGAGCCAGCATCTTTTCAAGCACGGGAACCATTTTGGGAGCGTAACGATTGGCCCAAGCAACGTGTTCTTCTGTGACTC